GACGAGTTAGCCTGTCCCATGACTTCTCGGCAGCCCTGCGGCCTTGTTTGCGGGGATATAAGGCATAAAAATCAGCAAAGTTCATTTGACCACCTTACTTTTGTATCTTGGTATATTGATCCGCTCAAAACAGGCGGTGCATTTCCACCGTGTTATCTTGCTTGTTTTAATCATCTTGCCGTAGTCTGCTGGGCGCATAACCTGACAGCTTGTGCAGTAGCGTTTTTCAGTCATTGCATATCCAAAAAAGTAGTATTCCAGCCAATACCATCAGGGTTGCAAATATAGCAAATACCCCGATGGCAAATACAATCATTACCGTTTCGATCATTGCAACACCCGTACGCTAGGTGGGCTTGGGGGTGTCATTGGTACGGTGTATTGGGGAATACCAATCGCTGACCCTTGTGGTGTTACGATTTGGTTGGGGTAAACCGTCAATGGTTGCCCAACGGTATTGCCTTGCGGGGTTAATACATTTACCGTGTTGCCGTTTTGCTGAATGTAGCCAGTAACCTGACCTTGTGGGTTTGTAATCACATAGGTTTGGGCATGGGCAGGTACGCCATAAGCAAACATTGCACCAATAATTGCGCCTAATATGCAAGCACCTAATAAATCTTTCATCACTCTCTCCTATTTCACTCGTTATTGAGTAATGCTAGTTTATTAAGTTATCTTAACTGTTGCAAGTCTTTTTTATAAAAGTGTTGTATTTATGTATATATAAGAAATTACTTGCTTTTTGGTGAACGAACCTAGCCTTCCTAGATTCGCCTTCAACTGTTTGCTTTTCGGAGCCACAGAACCCGCCAGTCGTTCGTTGAATAGGCACTAGCTTCGCCACCTATATTTGTGCTGTTACATCAACTATCCCCCAGTAGCACTTGTATATTGACTGCTGGTGTCGGTTCCCGCCCAGTCAATACCAAGCGGAAATAGAAAAAGCCCTTCAAAGGTAGTTTCTAAGTTGAACCCACTTTAGAAAAGACCAGCCAGCCTTTCCAAAATGCTCAAAAACTACCCTTCAAGGGCTTTAGGCTGGTATTTTACTAACGGGGTTCAATCCGCTTACCAGCAGTATAACAAACTTATTCCAACTCAGGCCAAATTAATTTATAAGTTTCGGGAAAAAGGTTTTTTCTAGTAATCAAACCATGCGATTCTTTTTCTAAAGTTGCCGCCAAAAACATCAATTTATCTTGCGGAATGTTGCTATTTTGCCACATAGATACGGCAGCAACGGAAGTGCCTACCATCTTTGATATGCGGGTTGGGCCACCTAAAAGTTTGATAATTGCGATTGGTTTCATACTTTAGTTATCTTAACTTATTTGTATCTTTTTTGCAAATATCTATTGACTTGTGGTTTAAGTTATCTTAATCTTTACATACCGCACTTGCGGTGACAACTACCGCAGTTGCGGTGAAATAGAAAGGTAAATTATGAGTGATTATGACCAGCAGTTAGCAGATCAAGCTCAAATGGAATTTGAGTTAGATGAAGTATTCAAAGACCTCGAAGATGGTGTACTTCTTACCGAGCGTCAAATAAGCCTACTACGCCATTGCTGTGGCTTTCCTGTAAAACACAAACCAAACCAAGTTCTCAAAGCTGTATTCGATGACTTCGGTACAACCTTTGGAGCAAACAAATGATTATTACCGATACGCAAAAAGATTTTAAAATCGCCCCTGCTGGCAACCATATTGCCCGCCTGTACTCCATTATTGACCTAGGTCATCAAGCTACGGAATGGAAGGGCGAAACCAAGATCATGCACAAGGTTGTATTTACTTGGGAACTGCATGGTGACGATGATGCTGGTCTGCCACTTAAAACCGATGACGGCAAGCCGTTAATCGTATCTAAACGCTATACAGTCAGCCTTGGCGATCAAGCACGGTTGCGTCAAGACTTAGAGGCATGGTCAGGTAAAAAAATGACTGCGGAAGATCGTAAGAACTTTGACCTTAAAGGCTTGCTGGGTAAGTTTTGCATGGTTAATATCACGCACTCGGAAGATGGCAAATACGCCAACATTAGCGGAATTAGCCCAGTACCGTCTGCCCTGCGTAGCGCACAACCTGAAGGCATCAATCCTACCAAAATGTTTTGGTTACAAGAATTTAGTCAAGCTGAATACGATGCGCTGCCTAAATACTACAAAGAGAAGATTGCAGAAAGTAGTGAATGGCGGGGTCAGAAATTGCGTGAAGCTGAAACACCTAAGATTGAAGATGACAACTTAAATGACATTCCGTTCTGAGGCCAATATGATAGTTAAAGAAAAGGTGGTAGAAAATGGTCATTGGTACACAAAAGACGGCACTCCAGCCTATACAACCATTGGCAAGACTGGGGAAAGAGCCACAACGCTTCGTGACGCACGGAAACTTGGACTTTTGCCAAGTGTTACAACAATTAACGGAATGTTATCGAAAGCAGGGCTTGATACATGGAAACAGCAACAAGTCCTCTTAGCAGCCTTAACCCTACCTAGATTGCCTGACGAACCTGAAAGTGAATGGCTTTCACGGGTAATGCAGGATTCAAAGGCTACGGGCCGTGAGGCTGCGGAACGAGGTACGGCTATTCATGCGGTAATTGAAGCGTATTTTGACCAAGTGTATATGCCTGAAAAGCCACCGTATTTAGACGGCATTGATAAAGCCTTAGAAAAGGCGTTTGGAAGCCAGCTATGGCTCTCAGAGAAGTCGTTTGGTCATCCGTTAGGGTTTGGTGGCAAATGCGATTTAATGGCTAAACCAATCAACGGTAAGGGTGATGGGTTTGTGGTTGATTTCAAGACCAAAGATACAAACCTAGACAAAGTTGATGTTTACTTTGAACATGAGATGCAACTGGCGGCTTACCGTGAAGGTCTTGGCGTTCCAGCAGCAAGGTGCGCTATTGTTTTTGTAAATGGTACGACCAATCAGGTCAAACTCATTGAAATTGAGGAGCAAAAGCTACAAAATGGCTGGGAATGCTTCCAACATTTACTGCGGGTTTACCAAATCAAGAACGGAATATAATGGTAGTTCCTTCACGGGAACGGGGGAAAGCAGATACGCTTCACATACGGGAATGTGAGTACCCCAACTATTCTTAGGGCGTTAAGCCGCCAAAGTAGGATGCAGTAAGTATGGAATTTTGCGGCTTTCTGCCATACAGCTTGCAACTGCCAAATACTGCCCTGTTGCTTTTTGGTCACATAACGCTTGACGAATTAAGATAACTTAATTATTCTGTTCTTACTTTAACTGAAAGTGAGATAGAAATGAACATACAAAACCTAATACCCCGCACAAGTCAAAATGTAGAAGTGCGCTACATCCCTGAAGAAGAATGGTATCGCTTGACTGACGAACGCAATGAAGATGGTTATGGCGTTTTTCGTGATGGCAAATTAATCTATTCCAACCATGATCCAATCGAAGCAAGTTACGAATTTGACGAGGTGACACATGAACACACCCTATAACACAGGCAAAGTAGAGATCGGCAAGTACTACCAAAAGCCGTTACGCATTGAGCAAGACGATGACATGATTAAGGTTCAAGGCTGGCTAATTGGTGAAAGCAAAGAGGCCCGCATGAATCGCATAGCTAAACGCATTTATTTTGGATTAGTGCTGGTTTTGACAGTTGTATTGTTGTTTTCAAGCAACGCAAAAGCTGCGGCTATTGCGACTATGCCGAATGAAGGCGGTGGCAAGATTGTATTGACAGATGAAGTATGCAAAAACGATGGCAAGATTTACAACAAGTTAAGCCGTGCATACAACTACACCACTTCAGGCCACGGTAGTGAAGGCTGTTTTTACATTGAAGATGACACGGTTGTTGTGATTTGGGACACGGCAGCAGGGGTAAAAAGAATGCGCTACCCAGCAGAAAACTTTACCCTTATCAAACGCAGTAAAGGTACGCAGATATGAACAATGAACCAGTAGCGTGGATTGCTTACGATGAATTTGGTGATTTTATGTTGGAAGCTACACCTGAAGGTGATTATCCTTGGCAACCACTCTACACCCATCCAGCAAAGACACTAACAGATGAGGAAATAATAGAAATAGGCAATGCAGTTACAAATCTTATTGATTCCAATGAAGGCTGGATTGAATTTGCTAGAGCAATACTAAGAAAGGCACAAGAGTGAAGTACAAGCAGTTTGACCAACGGTTACATGATGCGTGTGATCCACCAGCCCGTAATGCAGTAGCGGGTTGGCTTAAAACGGTTCACCATGTCGATGCTGTGCCTAACCCTGATAAATACGCTGTAGACCTTGTTTTCAGCAAGAATGGGCAGGAAATTGGGTTTGGTGAAGTAGAAGTACGAGATTGGGGCATGGACTTCTGTCCTTACAATACGATCCACATTGCCCAGCGCAAGGAAAAGCTGTTTACCAACCCCCGTACCACAATGTATGTGGTAACTAGAAACCTAACCCACGCTTACTGGATTAGGGCTTCCAAGATCAAAGAATGCCCGCTAATAGAAGTACCAAATAAAGCAGTAGCCAATGAGGAGTATTTCTACGATGTACCCACGCATATGTGGAAGTTTGTAGACTTACGGGATGTGTTTTAGGTTAGAACATCTAAAACTTTATTGATTTTGGCTATTCTGTCTGCCATTCCAATAGTCCCGCCATTAATGCGTTTTGACATGGTTTCAATGTCCATAGAATCAGCCAAGGCATTTAAACCTCGTTTATTCCAAAACCAACCAGCAGAAAGAGCCGCATAGCGGGGTTGTTCTACGAGTTGAGGGTTAGCTACCAAGTCCTCACCGATCGCCTCGCCAAACGCTTTGTAGTTATCTTTGCCAGTCAATTGGATCAGACCCCTTCCGATAAAAGCAGCAGCTTCTTCGGGTGAAGTGTTGCCCATACGCCCGTTGTAAACTTTGCCAGCTATTTTTTCAGGCTGACGGGCAAACTTTTCAGCAATATCAGCATCAGGAAATCGTGAAGGCCATGTAGCCATCAACGCTTTAGCCGAGTAGTTCAAGTTCTCTTTTAGGAACTTAAAGCCGCCTGATTCGTGCATACATTGACCAATAAAACAGGCTTGGCGTTTAGGGGTAGATATATCGTATTTCTCAAATGTCTCTAAAAGGGGTTCTAACCACTTGCCGTCAATACCTAGGGCTAATAATTGGGATTCAATCATGGTTTCCTCATCATCATGTTAGCGGCAATAGCCATCATATCTTGGATTTTGTTAATGTTTTCAGGGGGCGTTTTCCAGCCAACTGTTAGCTGTCCAGCGAATAGCCCTGCGGTTGTGGGCATACTGGAACGGCAAAGAAAAGTAGCACCTTGCTGTAAATACCAAAAGCCGACCAACGATTGCGCCCTAGTGTAGCTTCCACAAGGAATAGAGCCACCATAAAGGCTTAACAGGTCTGCGTTGTTTTCTTGATTTGCTGAAAGCATCCCTACATCTATGCCGTCATGGGTCTTGTCCCTGCCTTCTTTGGTGTAAGCCCGTACCAAAACCCGTGTGCCTAGCATAATGTCCACTTCAAATATGGCTACTACATCAGCGTTGGTTTCTTTAAAAAGCAGCTTGGCAACATCGTCTGCTTTAGATACATCAATACGCAGTAAAGTCTTGTTTTTATCGTATGCGGCTAGTAAAAACGATTGATTGGTGTAAATAAAATGACCAGCAAACGCCAGTACCGCCATAACTACAATAGCAAACAGCTTAAAAGGGCTTGATACATAAGCTAGTATTTGCGGTACTAGGTCTTTCATTTTTCTTTAGATTTCATGTCCATGATTTTTTCAAGGGTTCTGCCACCAAAATAGAATGACATCACAAGCATCCCCCATTGGCCCAGCAACTCTACATACTTTTCATTGGCATTGTTGCCAAAAGCACTCATCATGGCAAATACAAAATAGCCACCAAGAATGAATATAAGGGTCATGGGGCGAATGTTCTTACTTAGCCAGCTATCGCTTGCCATGTCCGCTTGCGCCCGTTTAGTGACTTCTTGCGCTTCTGCGGTATCTGCTTGTATTTCGGCTAGTTTGCCTTCTTGGGCAAGTTTGGCTAGTTCTAACTGGGCTTGGGCTTTAGCTTGTGGGTCAGGTATCAGCTTATCAATTAGTTTCATTCCTACGCCAACAATGGTGTCTAACCCTAACATTATTTGCCTGTAAACCAATGTAATGCCCATCCACCAAGTGTAGATAATGCAGTCAGCATAGAAATGCCCACCCAAGCCATGCCAGCCTGTTTATTGCTGTTAGCGACTAAGGTTTCTAGCTGGGCTTCCATCTTATCCATCTTTTTATCAATGGCTTCAAGGCGATGTTCGTAATTTTCTACACGATTCCACAGCACCCCATAGCGAACCAAGTCGATGCCGTTATCCATCATTACGCTTTCAATGCAGCTAATTCAGCTTTTACGGTGTCAAGTTCTGCTTTGAATTCTTGGATTGCTTTTACGGCAACGGCAAGAATAGCATCTACTCGCAACGATTGAATTTGTGTTTCATCATCTTTTACACCTTCTGCGCCACTTGGTATTACTTCTTGAACTTCGTGAGCAATAAAACCTTCTTTAATGTCATCGCCAGCTTTAAACAAATCACCATAATCAGCCATTTGATAAGTAACTGGGCGCAATGCCATTACCCTTTCTAACGCTGGTGCAGTTTGAGTTTCTACATTTCGTTTTACTCGATAATCTGAAGTAAATGCTATCGTTCCGATATTTGTTGCATCAATCCAAAGTTGTGGCGAACCTGTCCAATTGATGTTAAATCCGTTTCCGCTAAAAGCCCCAAGCTGACCAGCTTTACAAGCATATCCTGAAATTGATTCAATATGTCCATTAGTTGCCCAATTAGAACTTGTAGTCCCAACACACAAATTACCACTAGAGTCAATACGCATACGCTCTGTTGTATTCGTACCCAATACTAATGGGTTTGCGGTATTAGTTCGCACAAATAAAGCACCATTAGATTCAACAACACCATTAGTACCATCTGAATTTAAACCAACATAAGTACTACCAGCTTTTACTTCTAACTGATATGCAGGGGCAGTTGTACCAACACCTAATCGACCTGCGCTTGTAATACGCATGGCTTCTGTACCACCTTCAGAGAACGCAATCGTATCTGCTGCTGGGAAGAAAATACCTGTATTAGTGTCAGTACCTCGTATTGCAGGGGTAGCTGCTGAACCGTCTACATCGGATAAACCGTCTGAACCTGAAAGAATTAAAGACATAGTTATGCTTCCTCTGCTGGTAATGGTGTGTTGCCTTCTGCTACCCATGCAAGGTAGGCTTGGTAGTCTGTGTTGGCTTCATCAAAAGGGATGCAAGCGTTGTCTGAAAGCCGAATTATTGCAACAGGTTCACCAATAGAGCCATCAACTTTAATTGTTTTTTGTAATTTATACATAATTATAACTCCGCAGAAGCAAAAAGAGAATTTGTGCCAGCAGTGCCTGAAGAATAAAAATAATTAGTTCCAGAAAAGTTGGCATTATCAACCGAAGCATATATTAATGGAGTTGAATTTACCCAACCAGAAGTTGATGCTTCTGCAACAGTTGGATTTGCTCTTTTTGTAACTTGGAATTGCCACATTGCCCAATTTGAATTAGTTCCAACTAAAACAGAAGATAAAAGTCCTATTGTTATTGAAGTATTTTTATAAACTTCATAATACCGCTGACACAATGCCAATTCTTGCTGATACTGTCTGTATTCAAATGAAGTAGCTTGTGTGCCTACCTCTAGCTGAACTCCAGTAATATTTAAATATGCGCCAGCCGTAGCAGAAACTTTTGTGCCGCCAGTTAAACCAAGGTAATTACCAGTTTGCCATGAACCAGCAGTTGTACTAAAAGTTGCGCCTACACCGCAATCAAAGGCTAAATATAAGCCAACACCGTTATTAGTAAGCCAAGTGCCTGCTGTATCTCCAGCAACTGTAATTGATACATATTGCCAAACACCAGCAGTAGGTACTGTATAACTTCCAATATAAGAACGGTTAGCGGCTGAATTTCTTAATGAAATACCAAAAGTGCCTGTTACGCCTGTTGTGTTTACCCAAAACGATATAGTAATTGTTTTAGCGTTAGCACTTCCCCAACTTAAATCAGCCGTATTAAAGCCTTCAATAGCTTGCGAAAACGAATTATATGCACCAATAGTTAATGCTGTACCAGCACCACCAAAAGCTAAATAATTTGTAAAACCAGCAACAGCACCCGAAGGTAAAACTGCTTGTTGTAATGTGTTAGTACCATTGTTAATGCTAAGACGCCATCTATCGGCAGAAAATGCGCCATCTGTACTTACAACAGCACCAGCGTTTCTTTGGTCAATAACCATTGCACCGTTAATGATGCGATTCCGCATGACTGAACTAATGGGTGCTAGAACTCCACCGCTTGCATCGACTACTCTATTGACA